GGCGTGGATCCAATGGTGGCTCCGGGTTGGCCCGGCGCGCTCCAAGGCCAGTAAGCCCGTAGCACGCGGTGCCGGGGTCGCGGCTGACAGCCGGAAACTGGAGAATTTGCACGATGGGCACCCCTCTCGTCTTGGGGCCGGTTCTATTCGCCGACTTTGAGGTTCCTGAACGGATTGGTTTTGGCGGACGTCAGCAACTGGTCATCCATCAGTTGCCGGGCGGCGGGCGCGTCATCGACGCGCTTGGCCGCGACGATGCCGACATCTCGTGGTCAGGCTTCTTTTCAGGCGAGGATGCGGCCGACCGGGCCCGCGTGGTGGATACTCTTCGTGCTCAGGGGCAACCCTTGCCGCTCATCTGGGACGCTTTCTACTACACGGTCTTAATCGCTCGCTTCGAGGCCGATTACAATCGGTTGAACTGGGTTCCATACAAGCTCACCTGCACGGTCCTACGCGACGATTCTGCGACCCTGTTGGCGCCACTCGCTGATCTCGCCGGCAGTCTGCTGGGTGATCTCAACGCCGCCGCACCGGCCACTTCGGTAATCGCAACGACTGCAGCCCTAGCGGTATCGGGTGCCACCAGCCGTGGTACCCCTGCTTATGCGGCAGCGACAGTCGCGCTCGCCGCAAACCGGACGGCCTTGACCTCGTCTATCGCGAGTGCCGAAGGCACAATCGGTGCTGGTCCATTTGCACCTTCGTCCCGAACTCCGCCTGCTCCCCAGTTCTCCGCCAACGATTTCAATACGGCGGCGGACGCAGCAAGCGCCCTCGCCGTATCGACGCAGGCTCTCGGCTACGTACAGCGCGCCAGCGTCAACCTGGCAAACGCAAGCACCTGATGCCCAACCTCATGGAGTGACCATCATGTCGGTGCTCAACATCGCCGGCGGCAATCTTTACGCAATTGCTGCCGCACATCTCGGCGACGCGACGCAATGGATCCGTATCGCGGAACTGAACAACCTTTCGGATCCGATGATCCAGGGACTGGTAACGCTCCTGATGCCCGCCATCGACCCCACCGCCGGTGGGGGCATCGCGCCCCAATGAAGGTTGAGGCTCATCGCAATGGTCGGCTCGTTCGGCGAAGGTCTTGGCGCATCCACAGACGGCGGGAGCGCTCGTCAGCCGCGCCTGATCGTTCTTGCGAACGGCGTTCCCCTGGCGGCGCCTCTCTCCGCTGATGTCGTGACAAATAATCATCAAGCGGCGGATACATTTGCCGTCACCGCGGCCCTGGCCAGCCCCTCCGATGCCGCCATGTGGGCCAATACGGTTCCGATCGCCATCGAGGTGCGCGTCTCCCTGAACGGGGGCACGCCGACGAGCTTGATCCAGGGCAATGCCGATCGTGTGGAGATCGACGCTGTCACGGGTGTCGTGCATGTGGAGGGACGCGACGCAACGGCGCTCATGATCGCGGCGCGGACGCAGGAGACGTTCGCGAACCGGTCGGCCAGCGAGGTGGCGACGATCATTGCCGGCCGGCATGGACTCACGGCGAACGTCTTTGCGACCACCACACCTGTGGGCCGCTATTGGCAACTTGAGCATGACAGCATAACGCTGAACCAGTTTAGCCGTGCGACGACAGAGTGGGATCTGCTCACTAGCTTGGCTGCACATGAGGGCTACGACGTCTGGGTGAGCGGAACGACGCTCAACTTCCAGCCTTCGGCAATGCTGATGCCGGGTTCGGTGCCGGCTGCTACGCTTCAGACGGTCGCAACGCAAGCGGGACCACCCAACGTGACGTCGTTGCGAATGGAGCGCTCACAGCCTCTAGCCGGCCTCGTCACGGTCACCGTCAAGAGTTGGCAAAGCCGCCAGCAGACCACCGTCATTGAGACCGCATCCAACAATGCTGCCTCGTCAGGCAGTCCGCAGGCCTACGTATTCTTGGTTCCGAACCTCATGCCGGCGACGGCGCTGCAACTTGCAAACACCAAGCTTGCCGAACTGACGAGCCACGAACGCGCAGTCGTTGCAGATATGCCGGGCGAATTGGCGTTGACTCCGCGGATGCCGGTCAGCGTTGCTGGCACAGGGACCGCGTTCGACCAGATATACTGGATCGAGGAGATGACCCGTTCCCTGCATTGGCGCCGCGGCTTCGTGCAATCCCTTCGCGCCCGTGCGTCGAGCCCCTCTGCGACTACAGGCACCACAGGAAGTTGAGACGAATGCAGCGGTTTCTCAACGCCATCAAGTCCCACGCCCTCGCGTTGGATCATGGGCTTGGACAGCCACGCTTCGGTCTCATCACCAGTGTTGATCCGCTCCGCTACGCCGCGCGGGTGTCGCTGCAGCCCGAGGGAGTGATCACCGGGTGGCTGCCAATCCTCAGTCCTTGGATCGGGGCCGGTTGGGGCCTCGTCTGCCCTCCCGCTCCGGGCGACCAGGTTCTGGTGGTGCCGCAGGAGGGAAGCGCCGACAACGGTGTGATCGTCGCCGGAAGTTTCTCCGATGTCGCTCGTCCGCCGCAAAACGCGCCTGCAGGCGAGTTTTGGCTCGTCCATAGCAGTGGGAGCTTCTTGAAGCTCACCAACGATGGCAGCGTGCAGGTCAACGGTGACCTTCATGTCGCCGGCGACGTCTATGATCGCGCCGGCTCGCTGTCTCGCCTGCGCGGTCACTACGACCAGCATACACATCCGGGCTCCGCGAGCACACCACCGTCGCCTCAGGACTGAGAGCCATGACCGATCTTGCACACGTCTTCGGGTTCGATCTTCAAATCGGACCGACCGGCGACCTGGCGGTCGTCTCGGGACCGGTGCTGGGTCAGCAGCGCGTACTGCGACGCCTGCTCACCAATCCCGGCGACTACATCTGGCAGCTGGATTATGGCGCAGGTCTCGGTCAGTTCGTTGGCCAGCCAGCACAAGCCTTGCAAATTCGCGCGGTTATCCGAAGCCAGATCTTCAAGGAGGTTGTGGTTGCGCGAACACCGGAGCCGGTCATCGGCGTCCAGGTGAACGATGACAGCGAGGTGTTTGTCCAGATCCGTTATGAGGACGCCAATACCGGCCAAACCCAGGTGCTGAGTTTCTCGCCCTCCTGAGATATCCGGCTAGCGCTGACGACGTCCGATCCGCGCATTCACACCCAGAGGCGTCATGCAACTCCAACTTCAGACGTTCACCACGATGGTGGGTAATACCGTCGCTGCGATTCAGGGTGCCGCGTCGCAGTTGCTGGATTTGACCGTCGGCTCCACGCTGCGGGCGATCGTCGAAGCGAATGCTTCCCTGGGGTTATGGATGCAGTGGCTGATGGTGCTGGTGCTCCGCACCACCCGCGCCGCCACGTCGACCGGCACGGATCTCGATACATGGATGGCCGATTTCGGCGTCACCCGCATCGCGGCCGTCTCGGCCACTGGCAGCATTGTCTTCAGCCGGTTCAGCCCAGTGGCCACGGCCTTCATCCCAGTCGGCACGACGGTTCGCACCTCGGACGGCACGGAGTCGTTTGCTGTCTCATTCGACGACTCCAATCCGGCATTTTCCCCGGCGTCCGGGGGAAACAGCGCCGGCTTTCAGATCGCGGCCGGGGTGGCGTCGCTGACGGTCGCCGCCTACGCGGTCACGCCCGGCTCGGCTGGCAACGTGCAACCCGACACCATCACTCTCATCACAACGGCGCTGCCAGGCGTGGACACCGTCTCGAATCCGGGCGCATTCACTGGCGGACTCGATGCGGAATCGGACGCATCGCTGCGCGCTCGTTTCGGGATGTTTCTTGCCAGTAGAACCCAGGCGACCCTGACCGCAGTTGAGTATGCCGTCGCATCCGTGCAGCAGGGCCTCGCCACTCTCCTGGTTGAAAATCAGACGCCCGACGGTCGCTCTTGCCCGGGCACATTCACGCTTACGGTCGACGACGGCAGCGGCAGCCCGCCGGCCAGCCTGCTTGCAGCGATTTCAGCTGCGGTCGAGACGGTGCGGCCACTCGGCTCTAGTTTTACCGTCCAGCCGCCGACCGTGTTGCGACCTACCGTGACGATGACGATCGTCACTGCTCCTGGCGCCGATCACAGCACGATAGTTGCAACGGTCACCGCTGCACTGTCCGCCGCCCTCAGCGCGATGCCGATCGGCGGGGTGCTTGCGTTCTCACGGTTGACGGCGCTTGCCTATGCGGCCAGCCCGTCGGTGACCAACGTGACGGCGGTGAGTTTGAACGGCGGTTCCAGCGATCTTGTGCCGCCGATTTCTGGCCTGATCAAACCGGGTACCATCACGGTCAGCTGAAACTACCCCGCCTCAGCGTGGAGATGCAAAATGACCGGCGACCAGAGTGACATGCTGGCGCGATTGAAGGCGGTTCTGCCGCTTCGTTGGTTTCCAGACGTCACGCCGGTGCTGGATGGTTTGCTGACGGGTCTGGCATCCGTATGGGCGACACTTTACGGGACATTGAGTTACGTCAAGTTGCAGACCCGCGTCAGCACCGCAACCGACGGCTTCCTCGATCTGGCGTCGGTCGATTATTTTGCGTCCGCGCTGCCCCGTGAGCCCGGCGAGACCGATACGGCATTCCGCATTCGTATCCTCGCCGAAATGGTCCGCACGCGGGCGACTCGTCCTGCACTCATCGCGACGCTCACTCAACTCACGGGGAGCGCGCCCGTCGTCTTCGAGTTTGTTCGACCGGCCGACACTGGCGCATGGAACATGGCCCTCGGCTACAACGCAGGCGGCGGATGGGGCTCCCGCAATCTACCCTTCCAGGCGCTGGTGACGGTGGTTCAACCGAACCCGCCGCTGCCCATTGCTCAGATCCAGGCCGCCATCTCCGCGAACATACCAATCGCCACTATTGCCTGGACTGATATTCAAGGCTGAGTGCCGGGCCAACTTCACGCAGGAACATTCGGTCAGG